ATTCAGCGCTTCGCCAGTCCCATTTAGCGCTGTACGCGCCTGATCGGCCTTTGCCTTGTACTCTCCCAGGGTTTCTGCACCGCGTCGCCCAGCCTGAGCAGCAGCATCACTAGCGCTCGTGAGCGTCGCCTGGGCTTCACTTGCCTGCTCGGTACCCGAACGATAGGCAGCCATATTTGCAGTGGCGCCGTTGAGCGCCGTGGACGTGCTGGTTGCCGCTCGGCCCACGGTGGCCATCTGCTGCGCCATCTCGCTCTGCTTGGCGTTGAGCGCTTGCAACTCCTGGACGATCTGGCGCGTATCTCCACGCATGTCAGTAAGCGCAGACTCCCAGGCGCGACCTGCTTTTTCAGCCGAGTCCTCGGTGCGCTTCCCTGCCTCTGTAAGCTTGTCGAGATCAGATGCCGCGTCTACGGCATCACCTGAATCCACTCGGATGCCAAGCTCAGCAATCGTGGTCATGCTTTTCTCCGGGCATGAAAAAGCCCGCCGAAGCGGGCTGTATATTTTTCGAGGCTGGTTTCAGCCATCTTTTTTGCAAAGCGCTCGATCCAGAGAGCTTTCGCCTTCGCCCTCAATGGATGCTGAATGCTTGCCATCGTCCTGCCAGATTACGGTGTAGTGCCTGAATCCAATGTATCCACCAAAAGAATTCTTGGCGTTGACTTCACCACACACCCAGCCACCGTCCTTACTCCACTCGTTTCGATACTGAGCTGAGGAAGGGTCCTTCAGTTGAGCAGAAATCAGCTTTCGAGCCCTGTCAATGTCGCTCTCTCCACATCCAGCCAGGACGATCCCTGCCAGAGCTACCACTGCCAAACGTTTCATGCCTGCCCTCCTTGATTGATGAGGGCAATCTACCATTGCGGGGGTGAGGCGCCAAAACCCTGCGGTGGTCGACTGGTGCCTGAGTCGTGCGGCCAGATGCGAAAAGCCCAGCGCGGGGCTGGGCTTAGTAACTCAGCGGCGGGCCGCGTCTCTACGTCTACGCTCGTCAATCATCAAATCCGCAATTTCGGCTGCTTTTGCTACATCTCTCTTGACGTCGTTGTCAACTGAGTTTCCGAAAGCTCCAGGGACTGAAATCGCAGCAAATGCCGCTGCATAGTGGACATCCCAGGCAACCAATTCTTCCTTATCCAGCTTGCGGATCATATCAACCTCGTCATTGAAGGAAGACGCTACGCTAACACGGCGTGCGTCAATTACGCTTACCCACCTACAAAACTGCCCCTGTCCACCCATCCACCCTGGACGCAAACCCAGTAACAGACTGGCCTGCTACCGTAGTAGCGTTGTGCCTCCCAACGAACCGCCCTGGTCCGTTGCCGGAAATCCCATGGACTGGGGTATTGATGACCTAGGAGGTCAATGTGACAGGTGCAGCAACTCAAAGTGAAATCAAAGCCATCAGCCTTGCAGTACGTTGTCTTGCGGCAAGCCTTAAACAAACTGGCGTGTTGAACGAGGACCTCTATGTGGCCAGGCTCATGGCCGCAATCGGAAGCGATTATAAAGCGGCCGACAGCAAGGAGGTCTTCGATCTAGTTCTACAAAACTTCATTGATGACATCAAGCGATCGGGAAACCAAGCGACTTGAGTTGATCGATTCTCGCTGCGAGCTGCTCATCGCTCGCAGATCTGCGCTTGCACTCATCAGCAATGGCTTGTTTCTGCTCAATGCTTGGCATATTCCCTCCTGCGGCTAGGCCGCTTCACTTCGCGTCCCGATGACGCAACACAAGATGCGTCCGGTCGAGCTATGACCCACCGAACACGATGATTTCTAATGACCTGACCTACTCCAAGGATTCAGCCATAACAGCTAGGGCCTCGACCTCGAAAACGCGCAGGTCCGGGAAGATATCGACGAGATCTCGCCGCTTGATGCCTAGCATAGCGGCGGTGGCCGGCACAGCGGTGTAGTCCAAGCCCCAAGCTCCGCCCTGCCCGGTGCGCCATTGAGTGCCCAGCGCCTCGAACAGGCGCAAGGCTGGCCAAGCATCCGGCCACACCTCGACCTCTTCCTCCGGTACGTCCGCCAGGATTAGGCCTAACGCACCCAGTTGCTCGGCGGTAGGGCCACGCTCATACATGGCCCGCGCCGCCGCCCTCAGTTTCCCAAGCGGGCCGGGGCGTAGGCTGCCTGGTACGCTTCGATGACGGCCTTGGGCGCGCCGGTGCAGGTCAGCACCAGCTGGTGCACTGCCTCGTCGGTGAACTCGTCCTCCAGGCCCCAGCCATGGACGATCTCCTTGAGCTGATCAGCCTGCAGCTTCACTTCGCCGCTGGTGACCTCTGCCCAGGTCGCCCCTTCCTTGGCTTGCTCGGACAGCTGCTCGCGGGCCTGATTCCAGCGGTCAAACATCTCTGCCAGCGCCAGACGATCGAAGTAGCGGAACTCGAACTGGACCTCGACGGGCTCGCCGCCGACTCGCGGCATCTGCACCGCTGCGCTGAACGTCGGGTTCTGCGCGATCTTGATCTTCGCCATGAGGGCTCCTTATGCGGCCTGGATGTAGCGCAGTGGACGGCCCGAGAGCGCCACGTTGATGGTGCGGGTCATCAAGCTGTTGCGCTCCATGGTCGGAGTGCTGGAGATGCTGACGTAGCCCGGGTAGAGGATCTGGTCGCCGTTCGGGAGCTTGAGCCGCAGCACGGTCAGCGACTTGGTGTCGCCGTAGCCTTCGACCAGGCCCACATAGGCAGCGGTCGGCTGATCCTCGACGGTGATGGCCAGGGTGATCGGGTTGCGGTTGGTGGGAAACTGGCGGTCGTCGTCATCCTCCAGGTAGCCCACGGTCAGGTACTGCTGTTCGCCGCCCGACGAAGTGAACGCGGTCACCTTGGAGATCTGCGCCCAGTTGCTGACCGGAACCACGGAGCCTACGCCGGCGCCGGCGGTGTACTTGTCGGTGTTCGTGGTGCTCAGCCCGCCCATGGAGAACTTGTCGGTCGCCACGTTGGCAGCGCGAACGGCGCGGTCGTTGATCAGGGACCAGCCCGAGTTCACGACCAGCACGTCGCCGTTCTTGATGCTATGCCCTGCGGCGGTGGCCACCGGCGGGGCGGCGTTGGTCAGGGCGGTGAAAGCGACGGCACTGCCGAGCGACGCGGCGATCTCCAGTACAGAGCCGTTCGGCAGCGGAAAGCGTGCGGCCATGGTGTATTCCTCTTGGGTAAAAGCGAAAAGCCCGCGCGGGGCGGGCTTGGTGTCGTCGGTGGACGAAGCTGACTAGCGCTTCGACTCCAGGACGCTGATGCGCTGGGCCAAGCCCGCATCATCCGAAGCGCGCTGGCGCGCCTCGGTGCTGAGACGGTCATTGAGGCTGGCCACGGTGGCGGTCAGGTTGGCAACTTGCTTTTCCAGCGTGGCAATCTTCTGGGCATCGGTCATCGTTTCTCTCCTTGGTTGAATGGGGGCCTCAACGCAGGACTGTCCAGTCCACGCCGAAGCTGGCCCGGTGATATCGGGGCGCTGCAGCCTTCCCCGTGGCTCCCATCTGAGTGCTACAGGTCCGCGATGCCGCGGTAGGTAAAGCTGGTCGGGACTGTGTAGGTCGCCGACTCGGTGATGATGGGTCCCTGCTCCACTGGCCCGGTGATCAGGCCTTCGAAGTCCTTTCGGCTCAATGGAGAATCGACCCGGAATACGCTCGACAGCTCGTCTACCAGAGTCTCAGCACCCGCCAGCGCCTGGCCGGCTGGGCACACGATGCTCACCTGGTAGACGCCCGTGTACTCGTAGGCCTCTCCGCCCAGGTAGTTGCAGGTGGTGCTGGCCGGCAGCAGGTAGGCGCGAAGATAGGTTTCGCCAGCCTCGGCCTCGAACCCCTCTTCGAAATTGGCCACTCGAATCGGGCGCGCCGCGGCCCAGGCCATCAGCTTGATCTCGATGGCCTGGCGGGCTCGTGCATGGCTCATACGCGGTTGTTCCTGATGGCTTCGTCGACGATGCGCTGGAAGTTGGCCAGGGTCACTCGGACCATGCCGTTCGGTGCCTGGGTGGAGTGGCCATACTCCAAAGGCACGGCGTATGGCAGGTTGTTGACGATGTAGGCG